CGGTCTTGCCCTTGCCCCAGACCGCATTGGCGGCTTCGAGCTCGCTGGCCTGTTGCCCAATGGCAGCGGCCGCCTTGCGGGTGTCGGCCACCAGGGCGTCGTAGGCCTTTTGCGAGTCGGCCACGGCCTGGGCCTGTTTTTCTTGTTCGGTGCGGCTGGCCTGCACCTGCACGTAGCGCTGGGCCTCGACGAGGGCCGCCTCTTTGTTGGCCCGGGCCACGCCAGAGATGCTGGTCTTGAGGTCTTCCTGGATGCGGGCGACGAGCTTCTCGCTGTCGGAGAGTTTGGCGCCTTCAATGCCACGTTCCTTGATTCGCGCGGTGAGGGTTTCTTCTTCCTTGATCAGGGCCCGGATGCGGGCGACTTCGTTCTCGCCGGTGCCGGCTGCCGTGCTGGTCTTTTCTTTGTATTTGTCACGGATGTTCTGGATCAGGGCGTCGCGTTCTTTGGCGCTGATCTCGCCATCGGCCGCCTGGTACTGGGCCTGCACCTTGGCGATCTCTTGGCGCATCTTGAGCTCGTTGCTCAAGAACTTGGCTTGTTCGGTGTCGAAGGCGGCCCGGGCCTTGAGGCGCTCGTTGCCCTCGGCCAGGGCCTTGCTGTTCTGTTCCTGGGCATAGGTGGCGGCCGCGACCGCAGCTGCCTGGGCCTGCAGGGCCGGCAAGATCTCTTTGGAGACCACCGTGTCATCGAACATGCCCCGGATGGCTTGCGACAGGCTGGCGTTCTTCAGGCCATTGCCGCGCATGGCCTCGTTGATCTGGGCATTGATGGCGGCGAGCTGGTCCGTGGGCGTGGCGCTGCGGCCCAGGTCCATGATCACGTCGCCGGCCATCTTGGCGGCATCCTTGATGCCCAGCCAGGCCCGCTCGACATAGCCCAGGTTCTGCAGAATGGATTGCGCCCGCTGCTCGGTCATAGCCGCGTAGGCATCCTGCGCCACCTTGGCCGCCTCCGTGGCTCGGCCCTGGTCTTCCAAGGCCTTGATCTGCTTGTACAGGGCGACGGTCAGGTAATTGGTCGACTCATTCAGCTTGAGCGAGGCCTGCAGGGGCGCCTCACCAAGCTGAGCAAAGGCCTTGGCGGTCTCGGCCACCGAGGTGCCCACGGCCCGCTCCATGTCCAAGGCCGACCGGGTGTAGGTTTGCAGACTCTCGCCGGCCACCCGGCCCGTGCTGGCCATTTCAATCAAGGCAGCGGAGGCGGCGGACTGGGTGCCCTGCATCACCGCCAGGCCGCGGGCCATGTCCTGCATCTGGCCCGCAGTGACGCCAGCGGCATTGCCCGACAGGGTGATGGCCTTTTGAAACGCGGAAGCCTCTTGGCTGCCTTGGTAGTAGGCCAGGCCCAGGCCCGCCACCGCCGCGATGGCCAGGTTGGTGGGCGTGATCAGGCCGCCGATGTAGGTGCCCAGGGCCTTGGTGGCATTGCCTACACCGCCGAACATGTCCTTGAGCTGGCCGCCCTGCTGCATGAGCACGGTGAGGGGCTTCTGGCCGGCCTGCAGGCTGACCACGATGTCAGTGACCTGGGCCGGCACCATGCGCATGGCGGCGGCCGTTTGCGCAGCCGAGGCCCCGAGCTGCTGCATGGGGGCCGTGGCCTGGCCCAGGCCCTGCCCCAGGTTCCCGGCCTGGGCCTGGGCGGCCCGCATGTTGGCCGTGAAGGCCTGCAAGGCGCCTGCGGTCTGGTCGTCTGCCGTCAGAACGATGGTGGTGTTCGGGTTAGTCATGCACCCACCCCGTTCTTACGTGCCGCGGGCTTTGCGGTGCTCGGCCTGGTAGGCGTGCATTTCCTGCAGCCAGGCCGCTTCGAGCATTTCCAAACACTGGAAGAGGTCGATGCGCTGGGCGTCGTCCAGGCCATAGGCCAGCTCGTAGCGGTGCAGCGTGGACCAGTCCATGCCCAGGAAGTGCAGCGCCCCGTCCGGGCCCATGAGAGCCCGCCACGCAAACTGCATGCGCCGGAAGATGGCCAGAGGGATCTGGTTGTCAGGAAAGACATTCAGGGACGGGGGCTCGGTGAGTTGCTGGAGAAGGGCGAGGTGCTTGCCAAAGCCCAGGCGGCTGGCGGCGGCTTCATCGGGGGGCTGCGCTCCGCGCACCAGGACGCGGGCGCAGTCCTTTAGTTTTTTGCGCGGGCCTTGCTGTTCCAGTGCGCGTCGCGGTAGGCATCGAAGATCTCGCGAGGAGCCCGGTGGAAGCGGCTGATCAGAAGCTGCACGTTCTCGGGCGTGAAGGGCCGGCCGGGTGCTTTCCAGTCGTTGATGAGCAGGCCCAGGATCTCGGCATCGGTCTTGCCCTCGATGTCGGTGGGCAGGGCCTCCATCTCTTCGCGGGTGCGGTACTTGAATTCAATCGGCAGCACCTGGTCAGGCTGGGCACCCGGGGTGGTCAGGGTGACGTCGATCCAGAAGGTAGCGGGCAGGTCGAAGGTGAAGGGGATGCCAGCAGTTGCAACGGTGGCAGCAGCGGAGGCAATGGCGGTCGGGTTCATGGTGAAGAAGCGATGAGGGGAGGATGGGAGCGCAGGGGCCAGGCCCTGCGCGGGGGCGGAAGCAATTGATCAGGCGATCGGGCGAGCTGGATCAGTTCGGGTACACCGTGGGCATGTTCTGGGCCTCGATCGAGACCTTGGTCTGCACCACGCCCTGGGCCTGGCCGGTGGGCACGCCGGCGGCGGCCACGTAGCCCAGCAAGAGCATCTTGGCGCCCGTGCCAAAGCGCAGGCGCACGGCCCGCATGCTCTTGGCCTTGTAGGCCTTGTTGCACTCCACAAAGCCGGGGTCGGCCAGATCGAAGATGTTGTCCATGCCGAACGACAGCGGGCTCACGATGGTGGGCACGCGCTTGCGCACGTTGTCGTGGATGGTGGTGACGTCGGCAAACTCCGGGTCGCCGCCCGACACGTTCACGCTTTGCACGGTGGCAAAGCTCGCACCGAAGGTGACGACCTGGAAGCTGCCGGCCACCAGGCTGTCATACGTGCTGGTGTCTTCGTTTTCCAGCTCGAAGGTCTTGGCGGCCGGGTTCACGTTGGCAATGCGGAACAGGCGTTTGTCGACCTGGTACATGCCCTGCGCAGCCATCAAGATGATGTCGCCCACGTTCGGGTCAACAGCACCCGAGTACTTGGCGACGCCCGTGGCGGCCTTGCTGATGCTGACCAGGGTGATGGCGGCACCCAGGCCGGTTTGCACGTCGATGCCGACGTTGCTCCAGAAGATGGCTTGTCCCATGGTGGGGCTCCTTTGAGGGTAAGAGGTGAGGAAGTGGGAGGGGTAGACGGGGGTTAGAAAGGCTGGACCGAGGCCGGGGCGCTGGCGTGGCGCACCAAGAGGGTCACCGTGGCGCAGGCGGTCTGGTCACCGTCCACGTCGTAGTCCACGCTCAGGCTGTGGGGGGTGACGCCGCCGGCCACACCACCGAGGCTCGGGTCCTGCTGCAGTCGGGTGTAGACCCGGGCCAGCAGGTCGTCCACGGCCTCATCGGCCGGGGCCAGGGTGTTGCCGCGGGCGTAGCACTCGACCGAGACGGCCGTGCCCCAGACCATGACCGCGCCCTGCCCCACCAAGGTGTCGGGGTCCGAGCCTGCGAGGCGAACCACCACGGCGGCGCTGTCTTGCTGGCTCAAGGGGCGCAGCCGGGTGCGGTACACCTTGGGGGCCACCGCGGGGGCAGCCTGCAGGGTGGCGACCATGGCTTGCACGGCCTGAAGAAAGATCGTTGCGGTAGTGAGGGTGGGCGCGTTGTTCATGCCAGCTCCAGCAGAAGGTGGGTTTCTCCGGTGCCGTCGTTGCGGGCATCGGCGATGAGGTAGGCCTGGCCATCGACCGTCACGCGCAGGCCCACCGGGTTGGCCGGGACCTGGACCGTGGGCAGGGCGAGTGCCGGTTGTGACGAGGCCATGCCCAGGGCGCCCACTTGGCCCGCGGCGTAGCCGTTGGCAAAGATGGCGTCCACCCTTACGTCTCCGTTGTCGGTCTCGTTCACGTTCTCGATGAAGGCGGCACAGTTCGACAGCCGGCGGAAAGCTGCGGCTGCAGTGCGGGCCTCCAGGAGGGCGAAGGGCTTGGGCATGGCGCAGGTCACCTGGTCAGATCTGGTGGGGTTCCGCGGGCGCTTAGACGGCGACGCCGCTCAGGCGCACACGGGCCGTGGTCTCGTTGGCAGCCTTGGGCGACAGCAGCGCACCGATCAGGGCGTTGCCTGCGGCCGTCACCGTCACGCGGCGGTTGGCGTTGTCCCAGTACGCCTTGGTGCCGGCCGCGCCCACATCGGCGCTCAGGGCGTTGAGGTCGTAGACGCCCACAAGGTTGGTCTCGACCGTGGCGCCGGCAGCGGCCGCGCTGGTGGCCACGCCAAACAGTGCGCCGACCTGCAGGCCATCGCCGCCGTTGACGGCATAGGGGGCCGGCAGGGGCACGGTGTCGCCGGACTGGATGAAGTTTTTCATTGGGGTTCTCCTGGTTTGGCTGGGTGATGAGGGGCTTTAACCGCCGGCGGCCTTGTAGAGGCCGCGGTGCTCGATGGCCTTGGCGGCGAAGTCTTCGCGGCACTTGTAGGAAACGCCGTCGCTCTCAAAGCCCACCTCGGTCTCGATCACCGGGCCTTCGGCGCCGTCCAGGTAGCAGTACTCCACCGTGTCGACCTGGGCATTGCTGGCAGCCAGGTACCAGGCGGTGGTGCTGTTGCCGTCCAGCAGGGGTTCCACAATGGGCTCCAGCGAGGTGCGGCCACCGCTGCGGAACTCGTTCACATCAGCCTGGCGGGCCGGCACGTAGTTGCTGCTGGTGAGCTGGTAAGCGGTCTGCTCCAGGCTGGCAGGCACGATGAGGTAGCTCGGGGCAATGCCCAGCTCTTCGCCCGCCAGGCCCCTTTGCAGGCGCATGGCGGTGCGGCCGGCCGACAGGGCCGTGAACTGCAGGGCGGAACCCGCACCGGTGCCCAGGTTGCCGTGGTCCGCGTGGAAGAGCGTGGTGCCGTCCGAGAGTGCGGCATTGGCCGTGAGCTGGGCGTAGACGAGGCGGTTTTCCAAACGTCGGGCGGCAAAGCCGAAGGCGCTCACCAGGCGGTCGAAGGCCCGCAGGTCGTCGTTGATGATGGCCTGGCGCGACAGAGACACGATGCGGCCATAGGTCAGCACCTGGTACGACTCGGCACCATCCTTCATCGAGCCGTACTTGAATTCGCCATGCTCGTTGGTGCGCAGCAGGTCGGGGGCCGCCGACAGCGCGGTGATGGTGATGTTTTTGAAGTCGGGGGCGTTGGGTGCGCGGCGGGCCCAGAGCGCATAGGTGCCTGGGTTCTCGTCGTAGGCGCTGCGCAGGCGCTTGTTGGCCACGTTGGCAAACAGCGAGGGAAAGTCGCTGGTGGTGTTCATGCCACCGGCTCGGAAGTGCAGCATGCGGGTGGCCAAGGTCAGGCGGTCCATGCCGCGGGTGCTGACGCCGTGGCCTTCCAGGAAGTCGCGGCCCAGCTCCAGGAGGCTCATGCCCCGGTACTGGCGGCCGTTGTCGTCAAGCTGGGTTTGCGCGGCTACGCGGTGCAGGATGGCTTGCTCGATGCCGGCCATGCGGGTTTGCATTTCATCGCGCACGGTCTGGATCTGGCCGCCTTGGGTGTTGCGGTGGCCACCGCTGGCGGCATCACGGCGAGCCAGCTCATCGAGCACCGAGCTGCGGGCCTGCTCGACCGAGTTGCCCGAGCGGATCAGGCCGGCGGCCAGGTGGGCCACGCCGTGGCGGGCGCAGAGGTCGGTGATGTCGGCTGCGGCTGAGGCGGCGGCAATCGCGGCCTGGCTCACGGCTTGGGCAGAGGCATCTGCCTGGCTGCGTTGAGCGAGAGTGCCAGCTTCAGGGGCTGCGGACGACGAAGTGGGGGCCGTGGCGGTGCTGCCGCCGGCTTCAGTGCTCTGAGGCATGGAGGAATCCTTTCGGGTTTGGGTTTCGGCGGAGAGGCCCACCGTGGGCAGGGAATGGGCGCGGGTCTCGATGAACTCGCAGGGGAAGGTGCGAAGCTGGAAGGCCTGGTCAGCGGTGGCGGCACCATCGGCGCCAGGGGCAGAAGCTGTGCCTGCACCGGAGCGGATCTGGCTGTCCATGTCGGCAGGGATGGGCACCAGGGAGACCTCGTAGGGCTCCCAATCGACCACGCGGTAACGCCAGAGCTCGCCCTCATTGGCTGGGGCCACCATCTCGATGCGGTGGCGCACATAGCCCACCGACACATTGCGGATGATTCCGTCGGCCACGTCTTGCACATAGCCAGCCACCGACTCGCGGCGCGAGAAGGTGGCGCTGCAGGTGCCCTGGCCGTTTTGAATAAGGGGGTTCTCGACCACGCCGAGCTGGGCCTCAAGGCTCCACTGGCTGTGGGTGTTCAGGAGCGGCGCACCGCGGCGCAAACGATCCAGGCGGATGGCGCCCTCTTCCACCACCAGTTCTTCGACATAGGCCCGGTCGCGGTACCAGTCGAAGCACTTCACGCCCGCACCGGTGGTGAAGACGATTTGCGCGGTGGCGAGGGGGGAGGATTCAGAGGCGGAGCTGTCCGCCTGGGAGCGCTGAAAGCCGCGCAGTTCCATCTGGCGGCCAGCGAGTGGCAGGGCCTCGCGGCGGGTCTGGATCTCAGGGGTTGGGGTCTCGGACATGCACTGATCGTGCTGTCCGAGTTGTTCCGTTTCCAGGAAAAGTGGGACGATCTTCGAGGCGCATCATCAATAACAGATCACGGATCCAGTAACGTATACGGATTCAAATCACAGTGATGGCTGCAATCGCCTGAAGCACAAAGATAAAGGAGGATCGGCCACCATATACCGCACAAGTGACGCCAAGTGATAGCTTCACATAGCATTCTGATCTCGGGCCGACTGGCTATGCTTGGCCCGGCCTTCATTAAAGTGACGCAGTTTCAGCAGATTCGTGTTTGAGGCATTGTGCAGACCTCCAATTTACAAAGTCGCTACATTCCTGTCGCCTATCAACATCATCGCAAGAAGCAACGTGGCCCCCAATAGAAACTCTACTTCAACCTGTAGGATGAAGGTTAGAATTTGTTACACACTATTGCATGGAGGAATCACATGAGTCTCAAAAAATTGCTGCTCGCCGCAGGGATTGCATCGGCTGCGACTGTTGCATCAGCAGCCCCCGTTACATACACAATGGTGGTTGATAACGTTACAGCGACAGCTAACGGAACAGCAGTCGGCCCCGGCGCGACAGTGACCATCACGGTTCAGTCTGACACGACGTCTGTGACCAACAACGGGTCAGGCCGGGTTTGCGCACCTGGCACCTCTGGAACGATCGCTGTCGGTGGCGGTGCAACTTATACCCTGTCAGGTACTTATTACATTTGCGCGAACACCGCTGGCAATAACATTGGCCTCTACAACACACTTTACGCCACTGAACCAGTGCACGGTGGTAACTCTGGACCATCCACAGGCGCGTTGACAGGAAGTCCCACGGTCGATCTGGTGTCAAACCTGACCACCACGACCTACAACGCCAACTCAATCCATTCCCATGGTGAGCTTGTCAATCTGACAGTGGGTACCTACTCTGCAAACGAGCCGGAAGCAAGCAATACGACGGCGTCGACTTTTACTGTGGCTACTACTACTGCCGCAACCTCGGTGCCCACACTCAACGAATACGCACTCTTGATCTTGAGCCTCGGGATTGCTGGCTTCGGATACATGAACGTCAAACGACGTGTCAAGATTTGATCATTGCATAAACAGAGGGGCATTCATTGCCCCCGCAAAAATTCTCTGGCCTTCAGTAGTCGTGCTTAACGCCCTTATTTCATCTCTACATGGTCTTAGCACTTTCTCCTGAGTCCACTGATAAGCATATGGAATGAGCTCATAGCGGCAAGTCTTAATCAGCGGAAGCGGCCGCCCAAAAAACTTAATCCTCAATTTTTAACCAATTAGACCCGCCTCCAACGCTTGCCTTTTCGATTAGCGTTTAGCCTATGTTAGGCCTGATCCAGGCAGCATTCATCAAACTCATTCAAGAAGCGTTTTTCGCATTTTGAACCTAGTCCTGTAGCGTCAACATCCCCATCGTCCGCCCTTTCTGCAGCATCATCAAAAAGTCCAACGTCCCATCGCGCTGCAGCCTCTCAAAGTCGGCCTTGTACTCCGTAAAGAACAGCTCCGGCTCCATGCCCCGGCGGCGCAGGCTTTCGCTGATGGTGCACAGCCCTCCCGCAATGGCATCGAGCTCGGCCGCCACATCCTGCACCGGGTTCACGTAGTCCCACTTCGGCGTCGCCCAGTCGCAGGCGTAATCCGGGCTCTTCAGGATATTGGCCAACACCGCTGCATCAATGAAGGCTCGCCAGATGGGCTCGCACAGGCCCGGGATCAGCGTGAGCCACTGCAGTTGCTCAGCATTGCGCCGGTATTCCAGGATGGCCACACGGGCGCTGCTGAAGTTCACCTCACGCACGTCGCCAGTGAGCATTTCGTAGGTGATGC